CCTATAATAATATCTGTCGTCCAAATTAGATCTACATAATGAGATAAGAAAGAGTAAAAGGAAGGGTAAATTACTCTCCCTTTTGGCCTATACATCTCCCGCCCCCTCTGGGTGCATGAATTGGTTAGGTGGACTAAGTGATACAGGGTATGGAATATGCTCTTATAAGGGTAAAACAGTAAGAGTACACCGCCTGGTCGTAGAATTGTCAGGAAAAGAGATACCAAAAGGCATGGTAGTCATGCATAGGTGTGACAATCCTAGTTGTATAAACCCAGAGCACCTAGAAGTAGGTACTCAGAAGGAAAACTGTGCAGAACCTGCGAAATACAGAGCTGTCCCTCCCCGCCTCTCCGAAGAAGATTACACGTCAGCTTCGTGAGGTCTTTAGGGAAGCCTTTGATAACTTAGGTGGTGCGGCGTGGCTCACAGCTTTTGCAGACAAAAATGATCAAAATGCGAGAGTTTTCGTCCAAGCAATCAGCAAATTGCTCCCCGCCTCCGCTCCAGAAGGAGACCGAGAAAAGATAGTGGTAGATATACCATGGCTTACTCGGGATAGATTGAGCTATAAAAGGGCCGACGAGCAGCCAATGGATGCAGACGTGGTAGATATATTGCCAAAGGACAAGGCGGAGTCCGAAAGTGAGTAAAGAGTATGAGCCCCGTGACGCGTTCCTCGACTTTCATAATAGAAAGCAGCGGTGGGCCGTGCTATGTACCCATAGACGAGCAGGGAAGACTGTTGCTCTTGTTAATGACTGCATAGTAGGTGCCCTAGAGTGCCCACTGGAACGCCCACAGCTAGCTTATGTCGGCCCCACATACAGACAGGCAAAGAGAATCGCATGGCAGTACATGAAGGACTATGGTGAGAAGTATTTTGCAAAACCTCCGGCAGAATCTGAGCTTAAAATTACTCTACACGGCGATAGAACAATATATTGCCTGGGCGCTGATAATCCTGACTCTCTTCGCGGTATGTATCTTGATGGCGGTGTAGGTGATGAATATGCACTTTTTAGACCCTCTGTCTTTAGTCAAGTTATTCGTCCAGCATTATCTGACCGTAATGGCTGGTGGGTCTTCGCCTCTACTCCTCGAGGTAAGAACCTGTTCCATGCAGAATACAAAAGAGGACTCGGTCTACCTTCGAAGTACTACACGATGCTACTTCGTGCTTCGTCTAGTGGCATCATTAGTAAAGAAGAACTGGAATCACTCCGGGATGATATGGATCCCGAAGAGTTTGCCCAGGAATATGAGTGCTCTTTTGATTCCGCCCTCAAAGGTGCCATATATGCCGATGAGATTAACTCTGTGTTTTATGAGGGACGTGTACAACCCGACCTGTACGAACCAGCACTGAAAGTAAACGTTGTATTTGACCTGGGGTTCACAGATGCTACTGTGATGATCTTCTGGCAAGAGGATAATCAAGGCAATATAAGGATAGTAAAGGTATATGCGGCAAGTGGTAAGGACATTCTGCATTATATAGGCATATTATACGAGTTAGGAGATAATTTGGGAGATGTCTGGCTCCCCCATGACGCAAGGGCAAAGAACTTACAGACAAAGAAGTCAATAGTTGAACAATTTCTAATTGAAGGTATACGACCAGGTATAGTACCAGATCATAAAGTAAAGGATAGAATATCAGCTACTCGTAGAGTGTTTCCGCTGATATACTTTGAAGAAACGGAGACGGAAGACCTTATTGAAGCGTTGAAAGGATATCATAGAGAATGGGACGACAAGTTGCTCATTTTCGCTGATAAACCACAACATGACTGGTGTTCAGATTACGCGGATGCGTTTGGGTATATGGCTGTGGTCTGTAAGAGAAGAAAACCGCAGACATCCCAGGATATTGAGGTTGAAAAAAGACTTGGTTATAGTCTTGACGAGTTGTATCTTGATAATGCTGATAGAGTGGTAAAGAACCGCAGGATAGCATAATGCCCGATCCAGTAGAAACGTCACGAATACTCAACCTTTTAAGGGGTGGAGCGCGGGGTCTTACAGCTGATGTAATGGGTGCACCTGTAGACCTTGCTACTGACGTGACGAACCTTGGTATTGCTGGCTATGGATATGGAGCACATAAGTTAGGACTAATAGATACTCCCCCTGACCTCTTAGAAAAGAAGAACGTACCATTTAGCTCAGATTGGCTCGCAAAGGGCACACCTTTAGAAGAGAAAGAAGGTGAAGGTGGTGGATACGATGCAGCACGTTTGGCAACGGCCTTGGCTACTGCCCTTTCAGGAAAAGTAGGTCGTCTTCCGACTAAAGATACTGCCCCCGTTCGAGGAAGTCCTGCATCGCAAGCAGGTGCCATATACCTAGACCAAGCAGGCAAAGAATGGGGCCATGACCTCGCAGTTACGCATGCTACACGCGGTCTTAGAGGTGGACATAGAGGTATACACTCATTTGCTGATGATGTTGTAAAAGGTGATGCAGCAATGGCTGAGATAGTAGATGATATTAAGCCATTCCCACCAGCTAAGAATGAATTAAGTAATGTGTCGTTTGCTGCTACTAATGAAGCAAATGCTGGGAATTTACAAGATACAGGCTATGGTAGGAATATAATCATACCGCATCCGCATGCTTTTGATCCAAAAAGGACTAATACAGCCATTTATCCACATGATGCTGGTACAGTGACTGGTATGACAGATATGTCACGCCCAAAAGCTGACATAATACGAGAAAGATTACAAGAAAGACTAGATCCTGGTATGTACAGTAGTGGTTGGATTGAAAATAAACATTATAAAGATATTCCTGAATGGCTTAGGTCTAAAGACGCAGATCGTATGCGTATGGAGCAGGATAACTACGCTACTTCAACAAGAAATAATGATCTACAAAAGAAGCAAAATTGGCTAGTAGAAGGCTTAAGATTAAAACAAAAAGGTAGTGATAAAGAAATATATCCAGGTGGACATGTTAGACAACTAATGGACCCTGAAAATTGGTCTAACTATGAATCTAAATATGGTGAAATGACTCCGAAGCAAATAGATTTCTATGTTAAAACTTTGCGTGATTACCAAAAAGCAAAACAAAAAGAACCAGAGCTTTATCATGAGATCAAGCGGTATGGCACAATGCCTCTAAACAAGGAAAATGTGCTATCTTATATAGCAGACGACCAAGCAGAATTGGATTTTGCTAAACAGTATTTGAAGCCGCGTGGTGTAGAAGTCATACCAGCGAATGCATTTAGTGATCCTATGGATATGCATGGCTATGCCCGCGATGTTCAAACGCGAGCGCTTCGTAGGGGTAGATAATGTCTGACCGCGCACCAGTCATAAAAGATCCTCATGATATGCCCCCGCATCAGCGGTGGATAACTGAGATTAACTATGCCGAAAGTGAGTTAAAGAAGTTCTATGAACGAGCTCGGAAAGTAACACGTCGCTATATAGACGAAAGAGATGCCCTGGATTCGCATCAGAAATGGTTCAATTTGTTCTATGCGAACACAAAGATCCTTAAAGCTGCAATGTATGCCCAAATGCCAAAGCCAGAGGTAAGTAGGAAGTTCATTGACTACCAAGATGACCTTGCACGCGTAGGTGCTATAATACTACAACGATGCATAACGCCTGATAAGGATGATCCACGAGATACATTTAACTCAGCAATGCAATATGTAGTCCTAGATAGACTTATTCCAGGGCTTGGACAAGTTTGGCTACGTCTTGAGACAGATGTAGAAGACGTAGAACTAGTACTAAATGCGTATCCAACAGGCGAAATGCCTCAGAATTCTGGATTTGTTTCTGGGCAAGCTCCAGATGAACAACAAGTACAAATGGCGGCAAATCCTCCGCCACAAATGCCACCAGGAGGACCAGTTCCTGGCGGTCAGCCTCCTCAAGTGCCACCGCAGGGGCCTCAAATGCCGCCGCAGGCACCGCCAAATTTACCAAATGGTGGCGGTCAGCCTATGCCCGGCCCAGGAGGACCTTCTCCTGCAATGGGGCTACAACAGCAGGCTGTACCGCCACCACCACCTCAGGTCATGACCTTTAAGAAGATCACTGATCAAAGAGTAGTTATAGACTATGTATACTGGGAAGACTTTCTTTGGAGTCCATGTCGTGTTTGGGAAGAACGTCGTTGGACAGCACGCCGCGTCTACTTAGACTATGCCGCGCTGATTAAGAGATTTGGACAAGAAAAGGCAGA